AGAGGCCGTCAACAAGACCGTCACGGCAACCGCCGAACCGTAGCGAAACCGCCGTGATTGTGGCGTTTACCCAAGTATGATCACAATAGCCAGTTGCCGAAGTTCCCTCAATTTCCTCTGACGGAATCGCTCCAAAACCTTTGACTACGTGCATGGTCGCATTGTAATGGTTTGCTGTCACGTTGCAGCCTGTATCCAGATACCCGTCTCCACTCAGATTGTAGGTATAATCTGTAGATACCTTAATTCTTCCATTGACCGCGACCATATACGGATCACGCTGCCAAAGCATATAACTGCCCAGAACAGCGCTATGAAAAATCTTATTGAAAGACTTATTATCATCTGATCCATAAAACCGGCCGCCTCCAACTACCTTGTTGATCTGAGTTCCATAATGCTGGGCTTTATCCTCTACATAGCTGGAGCACATTCCGCTTCCAAAAGAACTTTGTGAATCTGTGCTTCGCGTAAGCATTACACAAATATCTGCTAACGTATTTGTAAGCGGGCCGCCGAAGAATAACCCGCTTGCACTCGTTTTCAAAATCGCTGTGTTCTGCTCTGTAGTGCCTATTGCGGTTCCTGATGAATTATCAGAAGAGCTTCCTGAAGCAGTCAGGCAGCTCCACTGACCTGCAATGCTTCTCATCCTTCCGTTTCCATCAATAGAGCCATAGAACATGGGAATGAGCATGTAGTCCCTAACTTTTCCTTTGACATTAAAACCAACCGGCTGGAAATCCGGATCAACCTGCCGCTCGCAGAAGTATACATAACGATCTGAACCGACCTTATATTCCTTTTTGTAGATCTTCTTAATGACCGCCATTGCATTTCCTGCAAAATTTGCATTTGATACATCTGAAGCTGTTCCGTCTGCTTTCTTCGTATAATCATCCGGATTCAGATAATATTTGATTTCTCCATCCCACCCACACATAACCGGCACATTCGCTTTTAACCAGCTCCAATCCGCCCAGGAGCCATAATCCATGGCATGAGTAGCCATATTCATGGACATAGGCTTAAAGTCCTTGTTAGCGCCCAAGTATTCTACACGGGTAGCTGGATTCAGATCTGATGCTTCGTGAATAACCATTCCATAGATCGGTGCGTCAGTCGGGATCAGGTTCCGGATCAGCTTCTCTGTCTGCTCCTTCACTTCCAAAAGGGTTTCCTGCTCCGCAATAAAAACCTTATTTTCCGTCATTTTTTCCCTCATTTCCAGCATAATATAACACGATGCGTCATATTTTTGCTTATTTTGTTATTTTATAACGTATCCCGTTATCATATAACGGAATCCGTTATTCTCCAGTGCCATCAGCTTCTTCCGAAGGAAGCTGAACATAATAAAGATGACCATTTTCCATCCCCAGACGGATCTTCGCTCCGTTTTTGTCATCCTCATAAATTTTGGCATCCACCTGCAGTGCCTTGTCATTTTCAAGTAACTGCTGATAGCGTTCGTTAAACCGGTCTGCATGTGCAGGAGTTGATGTTGTAAGAGCCTCCATCTGGAGGTTCAATGTAGGATTGTTCTTGATTGGTAAGTTAGCCATTGTGTTCCTCCCTTAAAACGTGTCCTTAATCCAGAAGGTCATCGCAAGATCCGCATCCTTGCCTTTAGCTGAAAACCGCTTAATATTAACGATATCACCATTAGCATCATACAAGCCGATCTCGCTGATCTCTTTGCCCGCCAGCTCCTCTTCGGTCAGCGTACATTCATACTTGCATTCTGTATCGCTGACCATTGTATAGCCGTCATACTTCTTTCTGAGAAGTTCATTTCCGAGGGTGCTGTCTGTTTCCGAAAGAGGAATAATGTTCCCGCTTTCATCCACACCGCCATCACCGAAAACAAAACCCACGATTTTCGGGAGCTGGATCTCTCCGGCCCTGGCTCTAACCATATTTTTTCTTGCTGTCACTGTGATGATCTGATTCTGTGTCATGTCAATTCCTCCTCACGCCTCTCAGCGTCCAATATTCTCTTTCCGTTCAAATTTTGGCTGCCATCCAGAAACCATAAATCCTTATCCAGTCGAACACGATAGTCATTTTCCTCTTTGTTTTCTATCTTTCCAAAATCAAAGTGTTGTCCGTACTCATGTGGGTGTCTCAGAATTTCAAGAAGAACAGAACCATCTAATTTCCACGCACCGTTTAGTGTTGGAACTTGCCAGAACTGGGATTCAAAGCCCATGGATACCATGCCGACAGTGTTCTCATCTTGGCAGATTGCTGTCATAAATCTGGCTGCCTCCGTGAAATCCTCATGAAGTTCTATTTCTCCAATTTCATAGGTTAAGCCGTATTCATCTGCCTTACGGACTGCATCAAGATTGTATGTACCGTCCAGCAACCAGGCTCCATTCAATGTCCGAACCGGCCAAAACTGCGCTTCATAACCCAGTGCCATTCCTGTCACGGTATATTTTTCCGGGCTAATATAGCCACTCTCTATCAGTAAAATCACACGATATCTTAAATGTGCTGGCAGCCATTTGTCCAAAAATACCCGGATGTCTTTCATATCAACACCCACAATTTTGCTTACATCCAGCGTTATCGTTGCCAGGAGCTTGTCCGCATCTGCCTCTACTGTTGTATCAGCTCCTGTTCGGGCATCCAGTTTTTCCTTCAACCAAGCCTCATTGACCAGCTCCTCATGGAGTAGCGCCGCCGCCCCATACATTTCATCAATAATTCTTTCTATCTCAGCCAGGATTATATCTTCCACATTCAGAAGGTCTTCCATTTGCCTCATCTTTCGCACTCTGGCCGGAAGCATCTGTTCACTATTCAGTGACACTGATAATCACTCCCTTCAGAGAAAAGAATTTGTTATAATCTGCCGTGATAGAATCCTTTTTTCCATTTATTGTTAAGTCCACCACCTCGGAGACACCACTCACCGCGCTGATGATATTGCTGACTTTAAAGAAGTTCAGGGAGATCACTCCGCTCTGGAAAGCAATTTCCAGAAAATGTGCCTGAACATCTGTCTGAATCTGGCTTTTAACCGTTTCCTCCGTGTATCCGGCTGTTTTGTGAATCTCGCATACAATGGTTACATCAATACTCTCCGCTGCAGATACCACCGGGTTAGCCCCCACAGGCCGCTTCGTATTGATATACTCCTGCACAATCCGGATTTCTTCTTCCGTAGGTGCCTGGGCCGTTGTGGAAACAATGGCGATATATACGTTTCCTGTTCCGTCTCTTGGACTGGAAACTTTTGCATTTCCCGCCACCCTTTTGCCCTGGGCATTGGTTGCTTCCTTGGCCCATTTCACATAATGTTTTTCATTTCCACTGGTTCCCATGTCACTTCCTTGAGCAGCCAGTTCATCCTGCAGGGGAGCAATGAGCATCGCATTAAATCGGGCCAGTTCTTCAGATACCGCCTGCAGGTTATCCATTGTAAAGCTTCCCTCTATCCTGGAATCTTCATTTTTGAGGCTTCCTTTCATCCTGGCCAGAATTCCATCTGCCGTAAAATCCATTTATACATTCACCCCTTCCATTCGGATCGGTACCGTTTCTTTCCCATAAATGCTGGTACAGTCAAATGTTACTTTCATCCCCCAGCTACTGGTCTCAAAATTAAAATTTTCCAGTTTCTTGATATATGGATTTACCATTAACGCTTCGGTAATATAACGCTTCATTTCTGACTTTACTATTTCTCCGTTCATGGAGTGTCCAATGAGCTGATCCTCATATTCTTCTCCGAAGGCCGGAGAATAAGCTACGTGTCGGAACCGGGCTGTTGTAAGTGCCTTAAATATCCAGATCCGGAGTGCAGCATTTCCTTCCACCAGATAAGTGCAGCCATTTTCATCCAGAAGCAGTTCATTTCTCGCATAATCATACGCATATTCTTTCAGTAATGGTAAATCAGTTACTTTTTTCGTATCTGTAACCCCAGACGCATCAATAAATGGAAAAATGCTCATCCTGCCACCGCCCTTCCAGCTATATAAAAGCCGCTTCCTGTCATGACAACCACCACCGTATCACCTTTCTTGATTACATATTTTTCATGGAATTCTTTCAAAAATTCATATGCTGCAGCCGGTTCAAACGGTGTTTCAAAGGGCTTTAAAATCTCATCACCGCCATCCGATGCCGCTACCGTCAAGGCCGGATTGATGTAAATGCCAGCAGATACTGTCTGCCCCTGCAGTTGAATAGACAAAGGCTTCACACTGATCACATCAGCCAGGAATGTTCCATCTACGCTTGCCTGAACCCCGCCACCGGAGTTTATATCCGCAGCTCCGCCACCGGATATACGTTCTTCAATTGCGTGAACCATTCGCACGATGTTATGATCTGTCATGTCAGTCCCTCCTACTTACTTTTCTTATTGTTTGTGTCCTTCTCGATTTCCTCCTCATCCATCAGATTTTCAAAAGCCAGGGTAAGATCCATTTGCGCTTTTCCATTGGTAAAGGTATGAGTATCGCTTTCTATGTAAAACTGTCCATACAGTCCAGAAACTTCATCCTGGACAATAATGGAATAGCCAGAGACCGCCCTGAAATCATTCGGTACTCCAGATACAGATCCAGAATTTTCTACAGAAACCAGTGCTTTTTGTGCTTCTGCTGAAATATCTTCTTTATCGCTCTGTTTCATAACTTTCTGAACCAGGCCATATTTTTGAATGGACTCTGCATCCTCTATCACCTTGATCTGATTTCCTTTACTGTTGGTGATAATTACACGGTTTACCAGGTTCTGCAGAGTGCTTTTATACTCTGTATCAATTAGGTTGTAATCTCCGGTCATCACAGCTCCACACAACGTCCCCTTTTCAATCACACAAAGCTGATTGATATTTTTAATCAGAGGAATGTATTTTGTACCATTCTTTCTGGCTGCTACTGTATAGGCCATCATGATTGCCTTATATGCCTTTTTTCCAAAACACGGTGATTTCACTACAACTCCATTGGTCGGAGCCAGTTCTCCGCAGGGAATATCCAGTTTCTGGCAGATCTGTGTGACAATACTTTCTGGTGTCCCAGAAAAGACCATATTCACATCAGACTGGTTCACGTAAAACAAAAGATCATATGCCAGATAACTTACCGTTTTAGAGCTGCCTTTTTTATCCGCATCAAATATAATCCCGCCGAAAATATTATTTCCTTCATTATCCTGCATGATAATTTCATCCCCAATGTCAATGGACACATTCGGGAATAGAGTATCTTTTTTGTTCTGTGCGATAGTGAAATTGACTTTTCTGGACACCTGGGAAGTATCACCAGACCAAGTGATCTTTTCAATTAGCTGGCTGATATCCTTTCCTCCTGTCAGTAATTTCATTCCTTCCACCGCCTTTATGCAGGAATCGAAAGCACAGTACCCGGATAAATCCAATGCCCGTTCCCGGAACTGCTTTTTCCATGGCTCTTGGCTGCCGCTTCAATCGTTCCGCTATTTGCACCATATATCTTCGTATACTGTGCCCCATTCCCATAATATTTCTTTGCGATCCCCCACAAAGTATCCCCGCTAACCACCGTATGACTTCCACCGGCGCTGGTATTGGGCCGATCTGTAAGACCATTGTCCCTGACCTTTGGTGTGATATTTACCGTGGGAACATTCAAAGTAACATACTCCGAAAAAGACATGGTATAATAAATATCCTCGTCTCCTTCATTTCCAGAATAATTCAGTTCATCCATCAGCATTGCCAGATTGATGTCCATGTCCGTTACAATAACACGAACCACCTTTTTTGATGTTTTCCACTCATCCAGCATGGTGATATAACCTTTCGGTGTATCTTCTGCTCTGCTGCTGAAAGGAGAATTTTCTGATGGGAAGAAGCTGGAAAACTTTGTGCGTTTTAATCCACAGTCTCCCGGAAGATTGACTTCTCCCATTTCCAGCAAAGTTATCGTCTGATTTAACTGTTTTGATGTAATCTCCACCGTTTTAGGGTTAATCGGGAGCTTAATGACTTCGCTCCGATTATCCACACTTAATTCAATGATTCTCTCTTCCATAAGCTCCCTCCTATCCCATATTTACAATTACTTCTACAAATTTCTTTGCTACTTTATCAGCCATCTCATCAATATCATCTTCTGACCGGACATTGATGGTATCTGCAAGTTTGGCAATCTGGACTGTAATGCTTCCGAGGAATCCTCTTGCTCCACCAGACGAAGTGCTGCCCGGTACCTCCATGCTGCTCCTGCTCTCCCTGATCCGGTCGATCAGAGCTGAAAGATGCTGGTCAATATTTGTTAAAACGCCGATGACAGAGGACATTCCTCCACCGTTTCCGGAGGATGCTGCCATACTTCCCTGTACTACGCCACCGAATGCATTGCTGGTCAGAGACACACTTTCCTTGTTTGGAAGTATCCTGGAACCTCGCGGCAGATTTACAAGCTCTGGGCCTTCCTCACCTACCCAGGTAAGTCCACCACGCCAGTTGTTGTCTCCAGCCGCATTCTTTCCAACGCTTCCCGATCCACTGCCTCCAGAACCTGCAATCTTGGCTCCTGTGTTGCTGATCCAGTCCGCTACCTTACCGATAGCCGAACCAATTCCTTCCACAATAGGCTGAACCACGCTCCAGACGCTCTCCAGGATACTCTGAATTCCTGGGAACACGCGCTGAACCACGCTGAAAACAAGCTCGAATACACTAATGCACAAATCCATAATAGGCGAGATCACGCTCCAGGCTGTGGTCAATACAGAACCGATTGCCGGGCCAGCTACCGCGATAACCTCCTGGATGAAGCCCATCCGCTCTCCGATAAAGCCGATCACAGAACTTACTTTCTCACCAATGCCATCGAATATCGTACTGAAAACAGGGGCAAGCGCCACAACAGCCACACCGATAGCCGACACCAGCCCTGCGATAACTGGCGATGCCTGAGAGATCAGGCCACTGATACCAGAAACCACGCTTGAAATCACCGGGAGTATTACTGGAAGCATAGTTGAAACAGTGTTCACAATGCTTCCAATTGCTGGGGCACTGGCTACTGCAGCCTGACCAAGGGAATTTGTTATGCTCTTTCCGAAAGATACAAGTTCCGGTATAGCCGCTGAAAACTTGGAACCCAGGTTTCCGATACCATCAAACGCCTGGTTGACTGCGCCGCTCATAGAAGATGGCAGTGCGCTCACAATTCCGTCTTTCAGGCCCTTGACGATTTCTCCACCAGATTCTTTAATCTTCGGAGCAGCCGCCTTTATACCTGTTTTCACAGCTCCAGGAAGCGCTTTTACGACTCGTCCAACCATCGGAACCGCATTCTTGAACAGGAACGTGCTGGCCGTCTCCACTACAGAGCCCATAGCGCCTTCTACATCACCGCCACTCGCCATAAAGCCAAGCAGATTTTTAACTGCGGACTTCATGGCTCCGAAAGATCCGCTGAATGTGGTCGATGCTTCTCTCGCTGTGGTTCCTGTAACATCCAGTTTTTCCTGGATCACATGGATCGCGTTATACACATCCGCCAGATTATCCAGGTTATACTTAACTCCAGAAATTTTCCCAGCATCCTTTAACAGACGCTCCATTTCCGACTTCGTACCACCGTAACCAAGTTTCAGGTTATCCAGCATGGTATAGTTCTGCTTGGCAAAGCCCTGATAAGCGTTCTGGATAGAGCCTATGTCGGTACCGAATTTATTCGCGTTATCTGCCATATCCACCATGGCCTGATCCGCCACTGTGGCCGCTTTTGCCGTATCACCCTTTAAACTGTTCAGCAGCGAAGCTGAAAAGCTGGTGACCTGCTCCATATAATCATTTGCTGATAATCCCGCTGTTTCAAAGGCTTTGTCCGCATTCGCTTTGACTGTATCCGCATCATCCTTGAATAAGGTCTCGACACCGCCACGGCTCTGCTCCAGCTTCGCACCTTCGCTTACTGATGCTCCCACCACTGCAGTAGTGGCCGTGGCCGCTGCGATTGCAACCGGTATAACAACCTTGGTTCCCAGTTCTTTCATTTTTCCGCTGATAGCAGAAATTCCTTTGCCGGTAGCATCCTTGATCTTCACTACCGGCTCGGCAACCTTTTTCCCAAGATCTTTTACACGGCTTTCTACCGCTTTAACTTTCGTTGTGGCCATGTCCTTTACAGCCATGGCCGTCACTACTTTTTTCCGGAGCGGTTCCATTTTGGACTTCAAGCTATTCAGTGCCTTGGTTGCCGGAGTTGCATCCAGCTTTGCCTGGTACTTTTCCTTCCAGGTTTTCTCCATCTCCTCACGGGTTTTCTTAACATCCTCCCGGAAAGAAGTTTGTTCTTTCTTTATGATCCGGAGAGTTGCCGTGACATTATCCTTAATGCTGATACTTCCTATCACACTCATTTGTCACTTGCACCCCCGTTCCCTTCAAAAGCAAACAGCTTTCTTCTTTCCTCTATGGCCGTCTCCATGGAAGCAAAATAAAAGAGCCTTTCCTCCAGGCTCAGATTCAGGATATATTCAGGTGTGATTCCCTTCTGCAGATAAAAGTGCAGGAAATAGGTTTCTCCGTCTCGGCTTATGAGTTTTTTAATTCTTCAACCACAGTGACCTTCTTATTTCCGAGTACACCGGAAAGCTTCATGATCTCTGTAGCGATTTCTGTTATCTCGCTCATTTCAAAGATATTCACCACTTCCGGATATGTCTGGATCAGCCCCTGATTCATCATCTCCTGTGCGACTTCTTTTAAGTTCGGTTCCACAACGGCCAGATAAATCGTATATTTATCTGCCGCATTCGGATCGTTTTCATCTTCGATTTCCGTACACTCTACGATTTCCGGATAATCCAGGTTGCGGATTTTAATATTTTCATCCAGGCTCGGAATATGTAATGTGCGGTATTTTCTGACCTTTTTCTCCTGAAAGCGCTTGATCGCCTTGTTAGTAAAACTCTTAAATACCTCGCTCTTATCTTTATCCATGACTGTTTCCTCCTCTTATGCTGCAATCTGATCCAGATTCTGCAGATCAGACGGTGTGAAGCCGATGCTGGTTTCTTCCTCGACAATTCCGCCTTTTTCCCAGTTGACCACCGGAAGTTCATTGTGCCATACATTGTTAGCTGACCAGCGCTCTGTCTGCCCATTCACGGCATCTGGATCTTTCAGCTTTGCAATAATCTGGCAGCGCACATCCTTGCCTTTCTTCCAGCTTTCCAGGATTGCTTTTGCCCTGGTATAAACTTTTTTTACGGTATAGGAGCCTTCGCCCTTTAACCCGGTAATCTTAGAGTCCACATCAATACCGATCTGGACATCTTCACGATTGGCTGTTACCTTTAACTCGATCTTAGAAAATTCAAAGATTTTCTCTCCATCGATCCAAAGCTCTCCCCAGGTACCGGAAAGAGTTTTGTTGCCTCTGATACTCTCTGCCATTGTCATTCCCTCCTTACATGTTTACTGTCATTTTCAGATCTTCCATGGCATCCACAAATTTCACGTTACTGGTCACAAAGACCTTGCTTCCTGTATTTGCTTCGGCCACCGCTGTATCATCCATTTCTGATGTGTCGGTGCCTCGTCCTTCCAGATAATTTCTCTGGGCATCTACATCTACAGATACGGTATTGTCATAACTGCGATCCAGGACATCCCCAAGAAGCTCCTTATGGTAAGAGCTGATGGCTGCCACAAACATCTGCTTGTTGTCATAGTCATTGATGACTTTGCCCACATAATACTTTTCAAATGTATCCCGGATATCATCCATGTAGAGATCCATGCCCTCCACGATCTTGATCTTCCGAAAATCTTCCGTTTTGGTGGCAGTAAAGGAAGTCAGGCTGTTCACACCGCGCCCAATCTTATACTGGCTGCCATCAAAGGTAAGGATCAGTTCGCCTGCATCGATCCGCTCATTCGGATCATCCGGCACTTCTGCCGAAGAAACATCGTTCAGAACATAAAAGGTGCTGCTTCTGGAAAGAGACAGTCCAGCAAGGATTCCTGCGATCCGCGCACAGTATTCCGCTGCAGTATGCTTTTTCCCGGTAACAGACGAAGTAATGTTCTCTGTGGTAAAGTTGATAATTCCCTCATGATCTCCCGCATAATGGGGAAGAATCACCTTGAAGGTCTTCTTTTCATCATTGCGGTACTGCTTGATCCAGGCTCCGATCATCGTGGTATCTGCCGCCTTAATTCCAGGGATGCACAGATAATTCCATTTTAAGTCCTTTAACTTCTTCAGAACCGCGTTGTAGCTTTCTACATTGGTGGCCACTCTCATGGCGATCACTTTTGAAGGTGCCCCCTCATAGATCAGCTTCAGATAATTGTAGTTATCCTCCGTCCACTGAGTGAAATCCACATCATCCACTTTGTTGTAAACATTCTGTTCTTCACCTTCCGTGTCATCGTTCAAAATAACCGCC